TAGCCCTCAAGCCTGCAGCTTTCCCACTTCCTAATGATTTTGAAAGCAGGCTCTAGGTCGTTTTCAGGTTGCTTGCCAGCCTGACTCCACACCTTGAACCATTCCTGGTCACGACCCATCAACGAGTCATCAGCCTTGAAGATGGCCTCTTCCAGTAAATGCAAGGCAGCCTGCTGATGCGGCAGATTCTTGAAATACTTGAAAAGGTCAGTCAGGCGAACCGGTGCCTTCGTCATCTGCCCAGGGTGCTCTGATGTGGAGATTGTCTAAATCAATGACCGGCGGAGGAATGACTGGCGGTTGGGTGTCATGCCACTCCTCAACAGCTCGGTCAATGCGTGGTTTCAATGTGGCTTGAAACTTCCAGTCACGCGCAGCCTTGTTGAGCTGATGCCGCCAGTCCTTATCGCCAAAGCGCAGCAACCAAGTTGTGCCGCCTACTTTTTTCTGGCAATCACGTTCAGCACTTTGACCAGCAGCTGAATCCAGCTGTTCTCACGCATAGGCAGCAGCGTGATGATTTCAGAGCCAGCCGCGGCCACAATGGCAATAACGGCAATAACGGTGGGGTCCATGGTGTCGTTGGAACTTTGACAAGCCTAGTTCTATTTCAGGCGTTGTTCCAGTGTCCTAAGCCTTAACTCGTGATCGTCGAGACGTTCCTTGTGGTCGCTGCGTAACGCTGTGATCTGCTCAAGGATCAATGCCATCCTTGTGTCCATCACACTGGCGCGCTTGTCAATACGCCACAAAGCGCTGACGCCAGCAATGATCGCCGCGGTGACCAATGGTGTCAGGAACGGATCCACGGCTGCATCTCGTTGAAATCAGTCTAACGATGGAGGTCTCCACGGATCCGGCTGGCCTCCAAGAATTGCAACAGCTCGCCGGTAATAATCGCAGTCCGTTTTGCCTGCTTTTTCTAGTGCTGCTTTGATCTTGCGCCAGTTTTCTAGTGTTTCGGGATCCATTTACCTAGAGCATTTTGTTCGCTGTCTAAGTCGCTCAACTTCTGCTTGCAATACTTGAATTGCGGAATCTTGCTTAACGTCGTCCGGCAATGCGCCCATCTCACCACGCGGCCACTTAATTCTGAACTCGGTGTTTTGCTCCACGTTCATGTTGAGCTTCATCAGCTCGTGCTCGATGTGAAACATCTTTGAGTTGACGCCGCTTGCCCACCAGACAGCAATACCAGCCTGAACAGCAATGGCAAGGATGCCACCGATCAGTTCAAGGTTGATTTTGTCCACAGCAACTGGGGCGTACTACGGAGCAACCGGCCATTGCACTTCCAATGGGTTAGGTTGCAGCGTAATGTCGCGGAGTGCTTGGCGATAAACTGCCCAGGCATCTTTGTCTGCGGTGGCATCACTAATTTGAGTCCAGTCGCATGCAGCCAATAGGCGGTTGCGTTCTTGGCGGATGCCGTCCCATTCACGGGCAATGTCTTCAGGCGTGAGATCAACGCGAGTTTCGCTGATCAGGGTGCCTTTGCCGTCGTAGCGTTGTGTGATGTATTGCATGGTTAGACGTTAAACCAAGACGATATTGGGATGGTGCCGATGCCGTTAGTCCAAGTAGCAGTTGATGGCAACCCGTTATTGGCAGATCCCGCTGAGTTTTCATATACATTCGTAATGGTGCCGAATGCATAGTCTGACGTTGTACCAACTTGATTCATTACCATTGAAATTGGATAGTCTCCTTGGCGACTAAAGTTAGCACTGGAATCATCAGTAACAAACGCCGCCCAATACCAGCCAGCTTCAATCGTCTGGTTTATGGCAAACTGAAGATTTCCGTTGCTAACTGTTATTTTACCGTAATCGGCAACCAGCGAGCCTGGTCCTGCATTTGCGGTATAAAGACCCACTCTTACATTTCCACCGCTAGCACTGTTTCGGCACACCACTTGCACTGTATTAAATGTCTTTGTTTCAACAAACAAAATCGGGAGGTAATATATTCTGTCAACAGTAAAAGTACTACCGGAACCATTCGGAAAACGTGTATCAAAAGGAATTATTCGATCAGGAGTTATTCCCCAACCACCCATACCTTGACACCCAATATCACGCACCAACGCTTTTTTGTTGGTAGACGTACTGGTGTCATAGATGATCAGTTCATCATCTAAAGCTGATTGAATTTCAGTTTGACCGTTAATATCAGTGCCGCTAGGCGGAGCAGCAAACGTGCCATCAGCACGGAGAAAATTAGTTGTTCCACCACCAGTAGCAGGAACAAGACCAGCATCACTGCTAGTAACTATCGGCAGGGTTGCATCCGTGCCAGTATCGCTAGCAACTGTACGAGTGGCAGCGTCATAGCTCAGGTTGGTGCTAGACGTACCATTTGATGCTGCGGTAATCCTGCCCTGTGCATCGACAGTGACGTTGGCTGATGTGTAGCTGCCAGGAGTGACGGCAGTATCTGCCAGATCAATCGTGCCGCTACCCGTAATAGGTCCGCCGGTTAGTCCAGTGCCCGTGCCAACGCTGGTAACAGTGCCAGCGCCAGCACTCACCCACTGCATGTCATAGTCAGTGTTGCTTGCCTTAGCGAGCACCTGACTTGTGGTGCCGCCAGCAATTACACCCTGTCCGCTAGCACCCTGCGGTCCAGCAGTTTTAATAGTGACAACAGTTGTATCGCCCTCGGTGACCGTGACTGTATTAGTGACAGCCGTGATGTTGACTGAAGTCATGCCGTGTATCCCTCGCTGACGTAAATGATGCCCTCTAGGTAGTACTCCTTCAGTCCGCTGCCGTTAGTAAGCAGCACGTCGTAATACGCCTCGTTTGGGAATGACGCAGTTTGTTCATCCGTCAACGCGATGGCGACCGTACCAGCAGCTCGGTCGGTATAGGTGACGGTGAAGTCGGCATATTTTGTGGTGCGCCCTTGGTTCCACGCCTGCGCTTGAACAGTCCAACCTGTCAGATTGATTGCAGCGTCATTACTATCTTTGAACTGAAGCACAACGCTGTAATCAGCCCGACGTTGCAGGCTGATGTTGTAAGTGCCCGGTGAGATAGCCATGGTTGAAGTTTAGCGCCCTTGACCACGCAGGGCTTTCTTTCCGCGCCGACGTGGGCGGGAATGTTGCCCGTAACCCTGAGATGTGGTTTTGGGACGCCCGGCTTTGTGATCGACGCGCCCCAGTGCAGTCTTACTCTTGACTGCCATCAAACTGTTCCTCCGCTAACTGGTCCTGCATCTTCGCCATCCCCATCAGAGACCACCCCGTCATCAGCAGGATCGTCAGCGACGACAGGAGGATGGTCAGGATCATTTGGCCAGACGTTGTAGGTGCCGCCAGTAATGTATGCCGCCAAATCTGGCGTGTCATTGGTTGTGCCGATATGCAGCACTTTTTCGTTGGCGGCTAGGCGGACAGCTTCACGCCACATCTTCCAGTCAGGATTGACCGTGGTGCCATTGTCAGCTTCGCGGACCACCATCCAGTCGGTAGGAGTCAGCAGGCTGTTAGCGGTTTGACGGGTGTTGCTGATCCAGAGCGTGACCAACTCGGCGTGGTCTTTCCAGATCAGGTGACCATCAGCGTCGTAACCCCATGCAAAGCGCTGATCCCAGGTCGGGGGGTCGGGCACTTCGGTGATGCCGATTGCTTCTTTCTCGGCAAGCGTGGTCAGACGCAACCAGTTCTTGGGATACTGAATCCCGTTATGGGTAAAAGCCCGATCGGGTGAAAGTGGCTTGCCGTCGAGAACAAACATGGTTCTAGGTGCGTGGTTTTAGGTTAGCCCGATCAACGTGCGCGGGCTGAACGGAAGGGGTTTTCAGCGAAGGCACAGTAGAGGTAGCTATATCCGCTGCCGTTCACCTGGCTGTAGTTAACGCGAAGCTTAAAACCGTTGCTCAAGAAATCTGCCCAATCAAATTGATTCTCTGCATCTGAAGTGTCTGCATACAGGTTATTTTGCACAACATTATCGGGATCTCTTGCGGAATCAAGCATGACCCAGTTACTCGTAGTTCCTGAGTAAATTTTGATCATTAGGAACTTTATTCTGAACCCGGTATAAATAAACGGACCATCACCAGTTGAGCTGCCGTTGCCGGTGTAGCTGCCGAAGGCGCTGTAGCCCTCCACGGGTGCCCAACAGTAGGCTAAATAATTCGTTCCTGAACTATTCAGATATGTATAGTCTCCGATCGAAATAACACTGGAGGTGGGATTTGTGCCTTGCCAAATATCGGATCCTGCTGCTTGCTGTGAATATGTTTGCTCCAGGACTAAGTAGTAGCTAGGGCCAATGCCCTTGTGGTACACCATCCAGTTTGTAGATCCGTCTCTGCTTTTTATGAAGAAAAACTCAGGGGCAATATTCAATCCGTGCCCGAGTGTCCCACTGGATCCGGTTCCCGTATAACTGATAAGTGAAAATCCCGCATTTGCATTGGCTCTTACGCTGGTTGAAATGCTGCCATCAGTGTTGGCTACAGTTGACGCGCCGCCATCCCAATTCCAAGCAACATATGTACTGCCGCTAGCATTTACTCGCAATTCTGTGCCGAGATCAAATCCATCACTATTAAAGGCAGTAAGGGATGAGGAGTAGGTTACTTCGCCGCCAACCTGGCTTGAACTTAATGCTTTATTTGTACCGCTAATAGTATTTGCAAGAAAATGATGGTAAGCGGTAGAACTTCTGTCTTTAATCCACACAAAATCCGGCGAAAACTCTAGACCCGAAATCGTCTGAGATGTGCCATTGCCTGTCCACGTCACCACGTCCATCGCGGTGCTGCCGTCTTCAATCGTCGGCGTGTCTAGGTTGGCGGTGCAGAGTGCCTTGAAACCACTGGGGGCGCTGTAGGCGAAGGGGCGTTGGCCGAAATTGGCAGAATAAGGGTTGCTCGCCGTGTAATGTTGCATCACAGGCGTATAAAAATCTCCTGCCGTAAAATCATCAAACACAGGATTTGTTCCGTTTGCTGGATCACCTCCAGTCAGAGCGTTCCACGTCCACCAAACACCGTCTTTACCTGCCCATCCTTTGCCATTGTCAAAGTCATAAGCAAACATATAAACGCCCGCATCATTAGCTGCAGAGGCGCTTGAAACACTAGTGGTGGTTCCGTTGTCCACCATATAAATAGTATTGGATTGTGTAAAAATGTAGTTTTTGCCTGCGTCTAGATTTAGGTAATCATAACTGGGGTTGGGGACGAGTTTCGATTTTGCAAAACCAAAGCCATCCGCGCCAGCAGCAGTTGAGCTTGATTTGGTTAGTTCCCAGTACCATTTGCCACTAGACACGGCAAAGGTGGCACCACAATGCCCATGCGCTGTGGATGCTGAATTGACATCAAGATTGCCATTGGATAGCGTGATTGTTCCTTTTTGTTGTAACGGATTCCAAGTGCAGTAATTCCCCGGCACTTCACCGCCCGCGCCAGTGTCATTCGCCGTGTCGCCGTTCGTGGGCGAGTCAAGGAGGGAGTCGTCGTCCGGCGGGTTTAGTGTTTCCTGAAAAGTAACTCCAGAAACGCTAATCTCAAAAATCTGAATACCGCCGTATCCAGAACCACCAATCATCTCAAGTTTTTTGACATTACTCAAACTTGAATGTGTGTTTGTTGTGATTGTAGTTGGAGAAGCTTGATTGACTAGCAACGTGCCAGATGAGTCGTATAGTTTGTAACCGCCACCGCTATTAGTGAGGGATGTTCCGTCAGCAGCAGTAATTACAAAATCACCACTAACAGGTTCAGTAAAGTACAGCGTTAACGTGCCGCCGATTGCTCTGTAGTAATAAGTCGTGCTGGTGTCTCCATCAAACATGTCAGAGATACTTCCAGCAGTTGGCGTACCATCCGCTAAATACAGTCCGACATTGCTGCCTGATGGAGCCGACCCAGTGGCAATGTTGTTAACCGTCCAATCATTCCCGTTGCCGCTGTCGTCCGTGCCAAGTGCAGAGGCAGAACTATTGTCGCTAAAGGGAAGGTGCGCCCCATCCGTGCCGTAGGTTCCCGCGTATGCAATTGGCTGCCACACGCCGTTATCGTCAAGCTCGCCAAAATCGGTAGCTGCTAATGCTTGACCATCGATAAAGTGGACATCAGCCATGTAACCATTAAAATAATATAAACCGCCTGTTCCATAGGTCCCTAAAACGGCATTATTGTATAAAGTCGTGAAGGCAAGAGACGGTGAAAATGTCACTGATTGTCCATTGACATAAACAGTCCCACTGTTGCTGTTTACGGAAATGACGATGTGATACCAAGCGCTGAAATCTCGATAAACTTCTGTGCTGTAATAATTGTTTCCACTTCCGTATGCGTAAAAAGTGCCACTTGCTGTATCAAAGAAGATGCCAGTGGCGTTGGCGCCTGATGAACCGGAGCTAAAAATGCAATGATAATTAATTAGATTTGTTCTTTTGACCCATAAAGATAGCGTCCAAGTAGTTTTGCCGGTCGTTATGGCTCTAGACAATGAAGAGGTGTCGGCTGAGTTGAACCGCAGCGAACGTTCGATCTCGTAGCCAGCAGCTGCAGCAGGACTTGCCAACAACAGAGGCAGGGCGCTTCCGGGAATTGACATGTCAGCTCAGGTTGGAAATCAGGGTTGCAGTGATCTTGGTGCTGGACTGAACCGCATACACGATGCAGTCAACGGCTCCAGCAGCAGTGCTTAGGGTCGGTGCCGTACCACCAGTGAAGTCCCAATAGGTGTCATACGACAACAAACGGGAACCGCTGCCATCTTGTGTCACCCAGATACAGCCCGATTGACCTGCCACGAGGTTAGTCGGATTTGCCAAAGTCGCCGTATGCGCCAGCGTCACGCTGAAATTATTGGAATCAGAAAAGTCGGGCGTAATAGTTGTTGCACTCGTCAGTGCTGTGATCTCGCCGCGTTGGCCCTTCGTCCAGGTCTGCGCTCCATCCAGCAAGCCGTAGCCGCTAATGGTCTGACCAGCAGCAAAGGTGATTGCACCAGTCATCGTGCCGCCTGACTTAGGCAGCGCTGCAGCAGCTAGGTCGTAAGCCGTCTTAACCGAGTTAGGAGTCGCAGCGGTCGTGGTGCTTGTGCTGCTAGTTGAATCAGTCAGCTGAAGCGTGCCGCGTGCGCTCGTCGTACCAGCAGCAACCTTGGTGCCGGTAATCGCAGCGCTTGCATTGACATCCGCATCAACAATGACGCCAGCAGCAATGCTGGTTACGCCCGTATTACTGATGGTCACATCACCAGTAACTTGACGGACGGTTGGGACACTCAGGGCATCACCAACAACCAAGTAGCCGGGAGACAGCGCCGCCAGCTTGCTATAAGCAATCGCAGCAGATGCGTTGATGTCAGCGTTGACGATTGCCCCAGCTGCAATGCTTGTGACGCCTGCGTTGTCGAGCGTTACGTCACCGCTGAACTGAATCGCAGTGGCTTCGTTGCTTGAGTTGCCGACATAGACATAACCGTCAGTCAGCGCAGTGCCGAGCTTTTCATCGTCCAGCTCCTGCAGTGCCAACTGAACGTTGGTTGCCGCAATGCTGCCGTAAGGCGTAAAGCTGATGTTGGTTGCGGTCTGACCTGCAATAGCGCCGGAAACGTCGATCAGTTCCCAGGTTGCGCCGTTGCTCAGGATCATGTCCGGCGGCGCCAGAGCTTCAGCCGGTGCATTACCCGAGCCAGTACCCGAAGTGCTAACAACCAAGTAGTACCGGTTGTTGGTATCGGACGCGGCGGGCAGTGCGCCACCAATCGTCAGACCCAGTGCTGAACCAGCGGAAGTAACCGAATCAACTTGGTTGGTGCTGGCGTCATAGGTTCCAGCAAAAATCAGCTCACCACTGGTGATCGTGACGGGCAGCCATGCAGACCCAGACCAGATGTAAAGGTCACCGTTCAGCTCGTCCCAGAAATACTGACCTTTGAACTGTGCAGTCGGGAAGGTGACGACGCCTGCAGTCGAACCGGAGCCACCGAATTGAACAGTGGAAGAATCAGCAAGCTTGGCGCCGGTAATGCTGCTTGCGCCGATGCGATCTGCAGGAAGCGTGCCGCTGGTCAGCTTGGTTGCGGGAATGTCAGGGACATCAGCAGCAGCAAGCGTCGTGCCGCCAGTGACGTGACCTTGAGAGTCAATGACAACCTTGGTGTAGGTGCCGGGTGTAGCCGAATTGCTGTGGTTAAGTTCGCCGCCAGCGCCAACATCAAGACCACTGCCGGGATACACAGCGCCAGCCGTGCCAGCTGCAGCAGCCGGAAGATCGGCAGCAGTAATTTGACGACCTTCGGTGACCAGACCGTTGGCGTCGTATTTGGTGAGGTGATACTCGGTCGTATTGGCGGTGACCGTGTTGTCGATCTGAATGGTGCTGCCACTCAGGGTTAGGCCATTGCCGTTGACAACAACTGCACCCTTGTCGGTGGTGGTTGCGGTTGGAAGGTCAGCAGCGGTGATAGTGCGGTAACTAACAACGCCAGCGCCGCCACTGGGACCAGCCAAGAATTGACCGCCAGCAGTGGTGTCGTCGAGCGACGTGGTGATCGTTACTTCATCACCGGAAGTGGCGATGCTGATATTGACGATGCCTGCGGTGCTGCCAACAACACTGTTGACGGAACCCGCTGCTTTGATGCTGACCCAGCTTGAGCCGTTCCAGCAGTAAACCTTGCTGTCGTCGGTGTCGAGTGCCAGCTGACCAATGAAGGCGCCGCTTCCGGGCAGCGTCGTGACTAGATCAACGGTGGATTCGTTGCCCAGTTTGGCGGCAGTAACGCCGTCGTCGGCTAATTGGGTCGTGTCAACAGCGCCGTTGACCAGTGCCGTGCCAGCAACCTGCTGACTACCAAACAGAATCTTGGCGCCGGGAATGGTGGCGTCGGCAATCAGCGTGGTGGCGTTACCAACTAAATCGGTAACGGTGATCTTTTTGGTCTCGCTTGCGCTTACATCGGCAATGGCCAGGAGATCACCAGCCGCTAGATCGCCACCGGCTAACGCGGCTAATTCGCTGATCCTTAGGTCGGCCATGCCCCGGTGCCCTAGCGACTTTTACAGATAATCAGAGTCTAGGGCTTTAGTCCGGTTCTTCCAAAAGCAGGTACGAGTCTGCGGCTTGTTCCAGCTCAAGCTTGCCCGTGTCTTCCTGTAGCAGATAACGATCAACGCGAGTGCTGGCGCGCAATTTGATTGGACCAGTGGCGGCAAAATCAATCGTGCCAACAATGATGTTGTCTGGTGTAAAGCTGACAGCTGCAGCAGTTACCAAGGCGTCAAACTCCCACCAGAGCGAATCATTGATCTGGCTGGCTTCAAAGCTTCCGGTCTGTGCTGTTGTGTCTTCCGCTTTGATGTAAAACTTGCCGTGGAACAAAGAGCCGATTTCAGTACGCAGCACCAGCTGCATTAAATAGTTGACTGATTCTTGGCCTTTGTTGTTGGTGTAGTCCCAGTGGGCAGTAAGTCGTCCGCTGCCGCTGATCAGGCTGCTGTACTGCTGACGGTATTCATCGCCAAGAGTTGAAATATCAACGACTTCGCGGTTGGTGTTCAGTTCGTAGTCAGTGACTTCACCAACAATGCGGCTGTCACGATCTCGAACAATGACGGAAATCGGGATGTCACGGGCGATTGCGGCCAACGTGATAACACCTGTCACCCCACCATCAAGGCTGTTGGCAAAGGTGTCGTAAAGCTTGACCCCGCCTAGCTCGTCAATAAAAACGTACCAGTTGCCGCTGGGATGCACGGTGTTGTCCGCCCAGCCAGAAGCATCAACAAAATCAAGGTCGGTGCCATCAGTTGTTGAGATTTCCAGCAGGTCACCTGTGATCAAGGTGCCTTCGTCAAAGTCAAAACTAAAGCGGTTACGCCCGGCGTTTACGTCGCTGGGATTAACGATGGATTGTTTAGATCCTTCGCTTGATTTACGGGTCAGTTCGATCTGACCAATTTGGCCAAGGTAGATGCCCATCAGATCGTCACCGTGGTCAGTGCTCCAGTGCCTTGGAACGAGATATCGGCGCGGCTGACTTCACCGACTCTGGCACCAAAACTGACGCTAGTGATATACGCAGTTAGCTGGACATCATGGTTGGTGTTGCCTTCCACCAGTCGCAGGGTCATGGTCACGGTGTCGCTGTCCGTCACCCCAGCAACTTTCAAAACCTTCTTCAGTGCGGACGCGGCGTCGTTGCGGTCGGTGCCGTCGTTGTAATACAGAAGACTGGCGCTGCCGTTAAATTCCTGCACACCAGGGGTGTAGGTGCGCTGGCTGTCGCCAAGTGTGGTGGTCTCTAGGACTTCAAGCGAACCAGTCAGAGTCCAGTTGCTGACCTTGATCTGCTCCGTGCCGTCGATCAGCAGGCGTCCGTCTTTGCCGGTGTAAACCTTAGCCATTAGAGGACACCTACCAATTTCACTGTAACGCTACTAATGCCGGGACGCACTGATGTGATCGCTGGCGGCGAGTCATAGCGCCACTTATTGCCTGTTGCAGCATCAATAGCCGAAGTGTTGCCGCTCCAGCCCGTTCGGAAAGCTGCGGGTAGATCAAATGTCTCAAATCCGCCCTTCACTGAGTCGTAATGGGTGATGAAGTCGTCGGCGTAAGTGTCGGCAATGTTGTCGTAGCTCAAATCCAGCGTCATGCCGGTGCGTTTATCGCCGTACAGGATTCGAGTCTCCGAGCCGTTTTGAGACTTAAACGTTTTGTAGGAGTAATCGCCAGCGTTGAAATTACGGGAGCTGGGTGTCAGGGATGGGTAGCTCATTCGAGTGTTGGCCCCTCAACGATCTCAAAGTTGCCGTCCACGTCCAGTACGTCGCGGGCGATCAGGCTCTGTCCACTTGAGTTTACTGGGTGATTGCTTGCCTTAATCGTCACGATGCCGTCAGTGTTCACGTCGAGCGCTTCGATTTGATACACCTGTGAAGTGACGTTGGCACCGATAACCGAGAACACCGAATCCCTCAGATCCTGCGCCACGCCGCCCCTGATTTCCAGCACACCGGAAAAGACTTCGGTCTGGGTGCGGTCCCAGTAATAGACGTTGTAGCTGCCGTCGGCTAGGTCGGTCACAGAGATGACCGTGCCATCTTCCTTGACGATGCCGTTGTTGGTTGGGCTATACGGGCTGACCTCGGTGGCAACGCGGATGTAATCACCAGGGGCAAGTGACAAACCCCAGGGCAGGGTCTGGAATGTGACGCTGTGGGTGACGTGCTTACGGACGGCGAGGAAGTAGCGAGCAGCCAAAAGGGCGTGAATGTCACCAGTGATGTGGGACAGCTCGAAGTTTTCAAGTGGCAGATCTGCAGCGCCAGCCTCGTCGTAGCGGACCAAAACGCTCTGCTGCTCGGGCATTTTGTTGGTGCCTGCCCACTTGTAAAGCACTGCGGCTTGGAACAGCTTGCGATCCTCAAGGTCAATCCACTCAAGCTTGAGCGAATCTTCAATAATGTTGCCGTCGGTAAACATGCCCTTGATTTGCAGGGCTTGGTCTGGCGCGATCTTGTAGTTGCTGTCGTAAGGCAGGGCAGGCTCAATTGCCAACTTGCCGTTTTTCAGCGTCATGAAGCAGAGGACGCTTGGGGCAATCTCAGCTAGCCAACCACGGATATTGATCGACTCTGCAATGGCGTCGTCATAGAACAGATTGTTTGCGCGAAGGAAACGCCCGGTTTCGGTCAACGTGGTGCGGTCAACTAAGCCGCTGTTGACGATGCTGCCTGCTCCAGTGTCGGTGTCAGTTGCTAAGTACCAGAGTAGATCAGTCAGCAGGTTGCTAGAGCCGGTATCGCCATCAATCAGGCGTTCCACTTCAATGCCGCTTTGGATGTAGCAGCGGAGTTGATCGAGTTGCTGGAAGTTGTCACTGGAGCGAAGTTTCAAACCGGCAACTGCACAGTTTTCATATTCCGGCACGTTGTCCTCAGCCAAGCATTCATTGACGTAGACAACTTCGTGTTCGGGGCCGCCATCGCAGCTGCGACTAATCAGTTCGCCGTAGTGGGAAACTTCGGCAATGCCGCTGTACTGCTGGAACAAGCGAGTTACTGATCTCGGTCTGTCGTACTCTTCGTAATACCGCCCGTTAGTAACGGTGTAACTAAAGGCAAATTGAACGCCGTTTGTATTGCGGGCGTGCTTGGTGAATACATCACCTGTGGTCCAAGGGCCAGTGAAACCTGTTACTCGGGTTGCAACTATGCGCCACCACTTATTGCGCGGTGTATCTGGCAGATCCCTTTGATATGACTCCAGTTCGACGGACATCGTGATAGTTCGCACTGAAGCGTCGCGGGTGTATTCCCAGCCGGTCAGTGTGCGGCGTGAGCCATTCGGCAGGTTATCGAAGTAAGGATCAATGCCCAAAGCAACCGAAAAAATGTTGCTAAGGGTGTTGAAATTGATGGCGTCGCCAACGTTGTACGCAATGCCGGGTTCGGTGCAGGTAATACTGCCCGGAGTGACGCTGATTGTGCTGACGTCAGAAACCCAACGCCCATAAACAACATCATCAACAAGCTCTGGCACGACTGCCATCTGCCTGTGTGTGAAGTAGTCACGCGGCTGAACAAAATGACCACGGCCACCCACCGTGAACTGCCCCAGGTAGGTGTTAAAGGTCCAGTCTTGGTAACCGGTGCGGCCACCATCTAAAACAAAAATTTGCTCAGTACCGCCGCTTTGTTGTGCAAATACTGCGCTGTTGAACGGACGCAGGCGGAACTCAAGCTGCGAGCGGTCAGGATGCGTTACGCGAATAAACGAGTAGATGTCAACAGGGGAATCGCCAATAACGCCAAACAAATATGGACCAATGTTGGTCCAGCCCTCATTGCGGTTGTAGTCACGAACGGCGTCAGAGTTTGTGGGTCGAACGTCAAGCGCGAATGTTGACAGCCGCTGCACATATTGTGTGGCTTTGCCTGACCGCAAGCTGTTGTTCCCACCGTTTTGCTGCGCCATGTAAAAAGGCGAAAGCAGCGTGTTGAAGTTAGTGATGCCGTTTAGACGTGCCCATACTTGGGACTTGATGCCGATTTCGGTTACGTCGCAGCGGCGGTTGTTCTGGAAACTGCCCAGCTCAAAACGAAGGATTGGATAAAACGCCTCATCAATATCTGAATACGGCAGCCAGTTAGAAACCGTTATCGCTTCTTGCGAGACCAAGCCGATTTTACGGTAATTATTGCTCCAAGCTTCAATACATTTCAGGCGAATACGGAAGCCGGCGGTGGTGTCGTTTGAATCTGCCGGATCAAAAGTTTTGTTGGGACGACCGATGACGATCCAGGTAGACCGACCAATCATGAAGGTTGCCCCAAGTGCCATCAGGGCATCGGCACGTTGAGCATCTGCATCAACCGTAGAACGCACGTCTTCGAGCTTGACGACACCCTCTCCTGCATCTCCAAACGGTTCAATATCTTGGCGGCCCTTGCCAATCAATACGACAATTTCATCACCCTTATTGACTTCAACTTCAGTGGTCAGATTCGACCAGGACTCAGTTTCATAAGGCTCAACAGTTCTAACGGCAGTTGGACCATACGTCACCGCCCCTGTGGAGCCATTTTTATGCTCAATGATGCCAATCCGGCGTGCATAGTTGACGCCAGTGCCAGGCATACCGGCATTTTCCGTGATGCCATTACGTTGGTAATCACCGCCAAATGGATGGTTGCGGCGCAAATATGAATCAACATATTTGAACTGTTGATTTAGGGCGCGAATTTTACGGTTATAGTCCCAGTCTTTAAGTACAGAAATAACCTCCCAGTCAGGGCGAACTGGTGTTCCATTGGCAATACCGGAGTAAACGCCAAAACGGACTTGGTTGGACGGCGTAAATGCACCGCTAAATGCAGGTTGATTAGTCGCACCCTTGATTGGTGCATAGAACGCCTGTTCTTCGTCGCCGCGTCCGTCGTCAATACTCAGCTCGCCATAGCGCAGGTTATACATCCGAAGGCGACTGCCCGCCCCCAGCGCTTCGTAGCCGCCGTTCCAGTAGAAGTCAAAGTAAGCGTTGAAAATGTTGTCGAGCGCGTTGTTGCCTAGGAAAATGCCGCCCAGCTCAGGACGTGCCATTGGACCTTGACCGGCAATCGCAACGATTTCACTGATCTGGTAGGTGCCCCAGCTCTTGACGCGAGACCACACCAAAGTGGGTGAAATGACTACACCACCGCTTTGAAATTCACCGCGATCGTCGTAGTTTGTTTCGCGCTTGGTAAAGACGATTGGAACGATATTGCCGTAAGCAGCAAGCTCCTGTAGGGAGTTGAAGCCATAGGACGGCGTGAAAATGTCTGAGCCTTGGACGCTGCCCAGATCTTGTGAAGTGAACTGCGGGCGTTGTGCTTGGCTTTGTTGCGGTTGACGTGGTTTTGGCGCCAGAAAAATTGATGCCGCAGTTGATGCCAAGCCGATAACAAGACTGACAATCGCAACAGTCAGACCGGCGTCATTTCTAATATCTGGAATACCTGCATATTCAGCAGGACGAATAAATTTTTGACGGCTTACATGATCGACGAAAGCGCGATATTCCTGTTCGCTACAACCCAGCTCTTCAATCAGACGCTTTTCAAACGGAAGCAGTGGCTGTACCGCAACATGTCGGTAGGGCACCATGCCACCGCCTGAAGATGCTGATTGATGTAAAGACATCCTTGACTCCAGAACACCGCAAACGTCGTGGGGGCCTGCGGTAAAAGCAACACGTCACCATCGTACTTAGGCTTTTCGACACGGCGACACCAGCTCAGCAAGTCCCTGCCAATTGCATACTGCTTGCCGTCATACCAATCCTGGCGGCGGGTCGGGTGCTCCAAGCCCAAACGGTCCAGCACGGTGAATACCAGATTGATGCAGTCCAGCGCTCCGTCTGGGTCCGTGCCATCTGCACCCCAGCGATACGGCCTGCCGATTAGGTCAATCACTGCACTCGAACGCTTGCGGTGACAGGCAGATTGCCGACAAGACGCTTGGTTAGGCGCTTGCGTGGTACGTCCGAGCCAACAGCGTCCAAGACCGATGCAGTCTGTAGTTCGAGCTTGGTTGTATCCCAGTTGCCGCTGACAATCTGAGATTCATAAGTGCTGATTGCGGTGTAGTCCGTTTTGTCGTCGGGGTTAACCACCACAGTGCTGACCTTTGCAATCCAGCGTTCGACCACAGCAGTTTCAGCCCAACCACGGCTCAAGCTGTTGTTTGGAAATACCAAAGTGGCAGGCTGGTTGTCTCCGGTCTTGGCAACGGTCAAACCTGAAAACGCAAACGGCATGAATCCGTAGGTTGAGCCTTCGTACGGCGCGTCTTCGTTGACCCAGTAGTTCTGAAAGTGATACTGAACGTTGCCGGATTCCGTGCGGAACGTCAGGTATTGGGCGAAGGCAATTTCGTGGCTCACAGACCCAGCTTCCTCCTAGTGGTCGTATTTTGACGGATGTTGGCAAGGGTGCGCTGTTCGCCTCGGCGGGCGCCTTGCTCTGCCGCTTGCTGCATTCCACTACGGAACTGATCGGCGGTGACGTAATCCACGCTGTTGATGCGCTCCACGGTGTAGCGAACGTCGATTGGTGCAGCCACTGCAGTGCCGCCGCCCATTTCGCCCCCGGCCTGTTCGCCGCTTCCGGGAATGACACTGGAACCACGGGCGCCAGCCGCATAGCGATTCATGGCGCCACGCATCTTGCTGGCCGGGATGACATATTCGGGCTCCCCGCCTTCGGCAATCAGTGCGTTGGTTGGACCGGTGACAAAGCCTCCGTCGGCAAACAATTGAAGCCCCGGAGTAAAGCCCTGCGAACCAATACCAGGACCGGAAAAGGCTTTTTCACCTAGACCCTCTGTCCCTTTAATACCCGTGCCACTGCTCATGCCGCTAAGGGCATTGAAGATGGTTTGCAGGATGATCAAGGTCATCTGCTTGGCAATAATTTCAAGCGCCATACTGATAAACGCTTTGCCAATTGCTTGGAACGCATCAGCCAATGCCTCTTGCGTTGATTTTGCACCGGTTATGACATCACCAAAGGCAGTGCTAAATGCGTCGCCAATAGCAAATGCACCCTGGGTAATTGTTTCAGTTGCCAGCTTGATTGGATTTAAGTCATCCTGAAGCTTTTTGATTTCTGGCGCTAATCCATCTGCGATTTTGCCTGCAGCATTTTTGTTGCCAGCCAGCTGAGGAAGATCAGCAGCAAATCCATCCGGCATGTCTCTTTTGCCGAAAGCTTTTTCGCCCAGCCCTTCAAGCTTGCTGAAATCAAGTCCGGCAATTTTCTCAAATATCTCAAGCTGTTCCCTCAGGATTTCTAAATCAAGCTGTCTAGTTTCTAATCTCTTGATCTCGTCATTGATAATGCTCAGGTTGATGCGCTGTTCAGCATTCTTCAGTTCTGCAATCTGTTCAGCGCGGTCCTGATAGTCGTATTGGATCTGAAGGCGCTTGCGCTCAATCTCCGAAACCTCACCAGTCAAAACAGCTTGACGAGAGAATTGAGTAAAAAGCTTTTCGCCTGTCGCCAAGGACTTGGCTAGTTCTTCCGCCAGTTTCTGAGCTTCATCCTTTTGCTTTTTAGTTCTACCGCCAGTTGTACCTGGCAGGGCAGATGGTGCCCCAGTCGCATTGATCGGCGCTATCGGAGCTTCAAGCCCCAGCATCCTGTCTAAATCTTTTTGGAGGCTTGCCCGAACCTTTCTTGCTTCGTCAATCTTTTTCCTTAGCTGCTCTGCCGTTTGTCTACCGCCTTTGGTTGTCTCGTCAGCCTTGCTTAATTGATCTTGGTTGTAAACAACGATTTCATTTGCTCTTGCTATTTGAGCTTGTAGTTCCGCTTGTGTTTTGCCGCGTAAATTTATCAAGAAATTTGCATAAGCTCGCTCCATGTTTTGCAAACCCTGCACGAAGCTATTAACCATGGCCGTAATATCTTGAAGAATATTCTGAAGAACTGGCGCGAATGTCCTGCCAATGACTTCGGAAAGATCCGCCATTGCCTCACCCAGCGAGTCCACGGCTCCGGCATATCCAGCGGATCCCGCCGCCGCAGCGTTGCCTTGATATTGCTTTTCAACTTCTGTAAGAATAAAGTTTTGCGCCTCTAAAGCACGATTGCTTTCTACAAGTTCTTTTACTAAATCTTTTTGCTGATCTGTAAAAGTCGTCCCGCTACGGCTCAAGGCAGTCATGCCCTTCACGGGATCCTCCAGTGCTTTGGCTAACTGCAAAAACGAACTGTTGACATCCTGTTTAGTTGTCGCAGCAATGTCAGCCGCGGCATTAGCAACCCTTGTGTATGAATCAACTCCAATATTTCTAAAAGAGGTCAGAAGCGCAAAGCCTTGGCGAAAGTCGTCCTCATTAAAAAGCGTTTGTTTGCCTAGCCGATCAGCCGCCTTCTGAAGCGCTTCAATATCAGAAGCTGTTTTGCCAAGCCTCTGCAATCCTTTAGTCAATATCGCAGTATCAGCTTGACGATCAGCAAAAGTGTTCAGGCTTTTATTTAGAAGCTGAACGGCACCAAAAACCGCGACGACAGGGCCTAGGACCGACCTAAAAGCAATGCCAAAACGTTGGACATTCGCGGTGGCCGTGGCAGCAGCTCTGTCAGTACGCTTGATGGCATTAGCCGCGCCATCCATCTCCTTTTTGAACCGCGCCGCATTTTGAGTCGCATTGCGAGCGTCAAGATTGACGGCAACATTGGCGACGACAGACACGGCCCAACCCTCTTGTTAAAAGCAGTCTACCGGCGCCGTTTTAACTGACGCTCCTGCTCTTCATTCAATAGGTCAAAATATCCGCTCCACAACAGCAGCTCCTCAAGGGTCACCTCTGCGCTAAGTCGAGCCAACGTATAGCCCAACTCCTTGGCAACGCCAAGTTGCAGCAACAGCAGGTTGTCTTTCTTGAGTTCAGCTTTTAGCGCTTTTCATGTCAATCTCTTCCTCTTCCTCAGGGTTGGTCACGATCGCCAGCATCAATGCCTGCAGATCCGCGTCCATCACATCGTTCTTCAGCTCAGCGATCTCGCCAGCTTGAAACAGGCGCTTGCCGGCATCGTCCACGGCCTTGGTGACCAGCAGGTTCAGCGCAAAACCATTGGCGTCATCACCACCAGGCATCTTCTGAGCGCGTTCACGCTCTGCCATGGTCAATGGTGCCGAGTAAAACTCAAACTCCGAACCATCAGTCAACGTCACCACACGCTTAACGGGCGTCAGGTTTGCAGCCTTTTTCAGACGGGCAAGGGCTGACGAAGCAGGCGCAGGCATAAAAATGGGGTCTTTGTTATCACTTTAGACATAAAAAGGCCCCC